TGTATTGTGTGAGCATGTAGTATTACAATACAGCGATTTATAACCACTCGCTGTATTAAAGTGACCACTTGTATTTTTGTACATTGAAGCGTAGCCACTAGCAGTATTACATGCTCCTGATGTATTAGATCTTAAAGTTGCACCACCTAATGCAGTATTCTGAATACCTGTTGTACACTGCAACGCTCTATTACCAATTGCAGTGTTTTGACCTCCAGTTGCACCACACAGAGCCAATCTACCTACACCAGTATTATAACTAGAAGTTGTATTACAACACCCTGCAGAATCTCCTACATATGTGTTTCTTTTACCTGTTGTAGTTTTTCTACCAGCGTTAAAACCAACTGCGACATTTAAACAACCAGTTGTGTTATTAAATAATGAATCAATTCCTACAGCAGTATTATTCTCACCTGTTGTGTTACTGGTAAGACCGTAGGTCCCGAAAGCAGTATTCTTACTACCTGTTGTGTTGTTCTTTAAAGAACAAAAACCGACAGCGATATTATACTGACCTGTTGTGTTAGAACATAAACTTAGTGCACCTACTGCTGTATTCCAATCACCAGTAGTTAAGCCAGAGAGAGCGTGATAACCGAAAGCTGTGTTATACGTGGCGCCTGCCTGTATACCTTTCGCAGCACAACATCCTGCCCATGTATTAGCAGTACCTGTACCAGTGTTTACACTACCTGATGCTACTTGATCTAGTGTACCGTAAATAGTGCCACTAGCACTAAGATCTCCACAAACTGTTAATTTATTAGCCATTCTATTTTAATTATTTAATTTACAAAAAACCCCTTATAGGAATTTGACCGAGTTTTCCGAAAAAATTTTTTTCTCAGATCTCATACCTATAATTTCCGAATCATAGCTCGTATCGTATAGCTATCACCGTCTCCGTTTTCTAATGCTTGTCCAATCACTTTTCCAAACATATTGTTACTTAATCCTTTCTTTCCATGTCCTTTCTTGTCAGATGTCACAATAAAGTCTCCTTCTGATATAATCCCTGTAATTAACACTGGTTCTGCGCCAAGTACTATAGGTTTATCACTATCTTCTTTAACAACACCTAATACTCTATTATCATATTCCTTATATGATGGAATCGCGACTCCATCTTCCCAAATTAAAACTGTTCCTTCTGGCTCTGTAGCTACATCAGGTGATGCTAAGTTATTTTCCATAATAGCACCAAATGTACCATCTGGAGCTGATATTGTACCAAATATTGTAGTGTTAGTTGTACTGCTATTACCAATAACTGTTTGATTATCTCCTAATCCAACACCACCATAACCAATTACGATTTGATTAACAGCACTTGCGGAACTTAACTCAACATCATATCCAATACCAATATTATGACAACCATCTGTATTTGTATTCAGCGACGACTCACCTAAACCAATATTACGACAACCAGTTGTGTTAGATAGTAAAGCACATGCACCAAGTGCTGTGTTATGTTTACCTGTAGTACTAGCATCTAATGCACCATAACCAACTGCAGTATTATTACAACCAGTTGTGTTAGTATCTAAGGCTGCTGAACCTACTGCAGTATTATAAGCACCTGTTGTGTTATCATGTAATGGTCCATTACCTATACCAGTGTTATTAGTACCTGTTGTAGTAGCTTTTAAAGCTCTAAAACCAACTGCAACATTATTATTAGCTGTTGTATTGCTACATAATGACTCAAAACCAACTGCAACACCTTGACAGGCTGTTGTATTAGCTCCTAATGCTGAACCACCAACTGCAGTATTATACTTACCTTCAGTATTAGCATCTAAGGCATCTCTACCAACACCAGTATTATCACAACCAGTTGTGTTAGCATACAGAACATTATCACCAATAGCAGTATTATAACAACCAGTTGTATTAGCATTCATTGCGTTATAACCACTAGCAGTGTTACGACAACCAGTTGAATTGTAATACATATTATATGCACCTACAGCTGTATTACGACAACCAGTTGTATTAGTATACATGGCAACATAACCCAAACTAACATTTGCTTTACCAGTTGTATTTTCTTTTGAAGCTTGAAAACCAACTGCAGTATTATGACAACCTGTTGTATTTTTGTATAATGAAATCGAACCAACCGCAACATTTCTGCAACCGGTTGTGTTGGCTTTTAGAGACTCTGCACCAAATGCATTATTCATACAACCAGTTGTGTTAGCTTTTAAAGAAGCATAACCACTTGCAGTATTAAAGCTTGCTGTTGTGTTAGCATATAAAGAACAATTACCACTAGCAGTATTATAACAACCAGTTGTGTTTTTATATAAAGATCTCATACCAACTGATGTATTTTCACATCCAGTTGTAAAGTAATACCCAGACATTGTACCAAGAGCAGTATTACTATTACCTGTCGTGAGGGCTCTTAAAGCATTACCACCAACGGCAACATTACTACCACCTGTTGTAGCGGTACATAAAGCTTTCATACCAACTGCTGTATTATTACTAGCTGTTGTGTTAGCAACTAAAGCATTGTGACCAATTCCAGTATTATTAGCACCTGTTGTGTTGTTTAATACAGCACCATAACCCATAGCGACATTATAACTAGCTGTTGTGGTGAGTTGTAATGCATAGTTACCAACACCTACATTAAAACTACCAGTTGTGTTATTATTATTAGCATACATACCAATTGCTGTATTATGATTACCGCTTGTGTTAGTATATAAAGCGTGATGACCCAGACCTGTATTATAACAACCAGTAGTGTTCAAGAGTACAGCGCTATGACCAACTGCGGTATTATAACAACCTGTTGTATTAGAATATAAAGATGAAGTACCATGCGCAGCATTATAACTACCACAAGTATTACATTTTAAAGAAGCATAACCAAATGCTGAGTTCTCTGTACCAGTTACACTAGCTGTTAAACTAAATGAACCATATGCATCGCTATATTTTCCTGTTGTGTTGGATTTCATAGCAGCATAACCACTAGCTGTATTATAACAACCAGTTGTGTTAGAATATGAAGCGCAAAAACCTACAGCTGTATTACATTTACCAGTTGAATTGGTATGGAGAGCTTTGAATCCTATAGCAACTGAAGCATCACCTGTTGTTGTATTACAAAACATTGCACAAGCCCCAACTACTGTATTATAAGCAGCTGTTGTATTACAACCCATAGCTTGTCTACCAATTGCAACATTATCGTGACCAGTTGTGTTTTTATTTAACGATGCATGCCCCATTGCTGTATTACGTACCCCGGTAGTAATTGCATTACCAGAACTATAACCCGACGCGACGTTTGAACTACCTGTTGTTAGAGCACCTAATGCACCATAACCAGTAGCGGTATTGTCACAGGCAGTTGTAGCAGCACATAACGAACCATAACCAAGACCAGTATTATTACAACCAGTTGTAAGAGCTGCCATTGATTTATGACCAATAGCAGTGTTAAGACATTTTGTACCAGTAGCCTGTAAAGAACAAAAACCAAATGCAGAGTTATACTTACCACCATTAACACCCATACCAGATTTGAATCCCATAGCAGTATTTTCACAACCAGCAGCACCAACACCTAATGCATAATAACCACTTGCAGTGTTCCAACTACCAGTTGTATTACCAAATAAAGCATCTGTACCAATAGCTACATTATGACAACCTGTAGTGTTGTTAGTTAATGCTCTCTTGCCAAACGCTTGATTGAAACAACCTGTTGTGTTGTCATATAAAGCACATGAACCAGTAGCAGTATTAGAATGTCCAGTTGTATTAAGATATAATGATCGACGACCAACAGCAACGTTTTCTGCCCCTGTTGTGTTACAAGATAATGCACCGTGACCAACTCCTACACCATAACACCCTGTAGTATTTTTATACATGGCGCCTTCACCCACAGCAGTATTAGCATCTCCTGTTGTATTACAATACAAAGCAGCGTAACCTACTCCAGCATTACTACAACCATCTGTATTAGCCAGTACAGCATATGATCCGATACCGGTATTATATTTACCAGTCGAATTAGACAGTAAACTACCATGACCAAATGCATCATTAAAGCAACCAGTTGTATTAGCTTGCAGGGCAGATGCACCAACTGCTGTGTTATTACAACCTGATGTGTTTGAATCTAATGCACAAGCACCAAAGGCATTATTATAACAACCTGATGTAGTAAGTTTTAAAGCATTAAAACCATATGCAGTATTCTGACATGCTATGGAACCTCCACTTGTATTCAAAGAACTACCAGCTGCAGTACCAGCAGATGTATTCTGACATGCTGAAAGTGTTACTGTACCAGTACCTGTAAAGTCTGTCGTGGTCCAGCTAACACCGCCAGCACCATCTGTAGTAAGAACCTGACCATTACTACCAGCACTACCACCTATCTTAAGTTTAGCACTAGGTATGTCAAGTACATGACTAGAGTTCCCTAATATAAAATCATTAGTTGCTGTAGCTTGTGCACCAACACCTATAACTACAGTATTATTTAAACCAGATGCATTTGGATTAGCTCCCCTACCAATATAAACATTACAATGACCGGTTGTATTTACAAACCCAGCGCATAATCCAATAGCAGTATTACAACAACCAGTTGTATTAGCTTTTAAAGCTCTATAACCTACACCAGTATTACTATCACCTGTTATATTAGCAAATAAAGCGCATGTACCGATTGCAGTATTATAACCACCGGTTGTATTCTTACACATAGCTTCATAACCATGAACGGCGTTATGTGTACCGGTTGTGTTAGCGTACAAGGATTTATAACCACTTGCACTATTAATACTACCAGTAGTATTGCTTCTCATAGCACCTCTACCTATAGCAATATTATTACCAGCAGTTGTAGTACCACATAAAGCACATGCACCGAGTGCAACAGAACCACTACCAGTAGTGTTATTAAATAAAGCTCTATAACCACTTGCTGTATTTCTTTGACCGGTTGTAGTAGCATACAATGCAGTCTCACCTATAGCAGTGTTTTGATAACCAGTAGTGATGCTGTAACCAGCTTGCAGACCAATACCAGTATTTTGACCACCTGACGTTGCTGATCTTAAAGCTTCTCTACCTACAGCAGTATTACCGGAGGCTGTTGTATTAGCTCGTAAAGAATATGCTCCAACTGCAGTATTATTATCACCACATGTATTAGCACACAAAGCTGCATAACCACTTGCAGTATTAGTAGCACCTGTTGTATTAGCATATAAAGTACATGCACCAAATGCTGTGTTTTTTGAACCTGTTGTGTTAGCTTTTAAAGCACTATAGCCGCTAGCAGTATTTTGTTGACCGGTTGTATTAGCAAATAAAGAACATGTACCAACTGCTGTGTTGTGGGAAGCTGTTGTGTTTGTAAATAAAGCTTGATAACCGGTAGCTGTATTATAGCAACCGGTAGTATTACCACATAAAACATACGAACCAAGCGCACTATTATAACAACCGGTTGTATTATTTAGCAGTGACATGAAACCAGTTCCAATATTATTGTGACCTTGCGTATTAGCGTACAATGAACATGTACCTGTAGCAGTATTATAAAGACCGGTTGTATTAGCATATAAAGCATTATTACCTAACGCGACGTTACGACAACCTGTAGTATTACATTCCATTGCGTTAACTCCAATGGCATTATTCATACAACCAGTAGTATTAGCATTTAAAGAACCATAACCTAAACCAGTATTACAAGTACCTGTTGTAGTAGATGTTAAAGAATTTCTACCAATACCTGTATTATAACTACCAGTTGTGTTAGCTTTTAAAGCTGCTTCCCCAACTGCGGTATTGTTATTAGCAGTTGTATTAGCTGCTAAAGCACAAAAACCCAGTCCTGTATTTCTAGAACCTGTTGTGTTAGTTTCTAAAGCTTTATAACCACTAGCAGTATTACAACCACCTGTTGTATTATTTCCTAGGGTATTGTATCCAAATGCTGCATTATAACAACCACTTGTATTATCTTGTAATGCGAAAGAGCCAACTGCAACATTCCTAGCACCTGTAGTATTAGCATATAAAGAACATACACCAACTGCTGTGTTGTAATTGGCTGTTGAGTTAGAAAATAATGAACATGCACCAATCGCTATATTACGACATCCTGTCGTATTCTGAGCTAAAGCATAATAACCACTAGCTGTATTATTATTACCTGTCGAATTTTTCCACATCGACCAAACACCGGTAGCAGTATTTTTATCACCTGTTGTAGTACAGCATAAACTCGAGTACCCAATCGCTACATTCGAATTAGCTGTAGTATTAGAAAATAAAGCACATGCACCTACTGCTACATTTTTACAAGCTGTTGTGTTATCGCGTAAAGCACACGTACCTACTGCTGTATTAAAACAACCTGTTGTGTTATTTTGTATGGCCGACTTACCAATAGCAGTATTTGCAAAACCAGTTGTATTAGCACACAAAGCAACGAAACCGCTAGCAACATTATTATAACCTGTTGTAGTTTTAAACGCAGCGTGAGATCCAATACTAGTATTCTGAGAACCTGTAGTTTGATAATAATTAGCATTCTGTCCTATCCCTGTGTTATAACTAGATGTTGTACTAGTAAGTAGTGCCCCTCGCCCAAAGGCAGTATTTCTAACACCTGTTGTGTTATTTTGTAAAGCACAATTACCAACGGCCGTATTTTTATTACCTGTTGTGTTAAGCTGTAAGGCATACTTACCACTAGCAGTATTATCATCACCGGTTGTATTAGTAACTAAAGCCTTAAAACCAACACCAGTATTAGATGCACCTGTAGTATTAGCAAATAAAGTACATGCACCATATGCTGTGTTGTATGAGGCCGTTGTGTTAGCTCTTAAGGACTCAAACCCACTAGCAGTATTCAAAGTGCCTGTTGTATTACTACACAACACAGCATGACCAGTAGCAGTATTAGAAGCACCTGTTGTATTAACTCTTAAAGTCTGATAACCAGTAGCTACATTACTACCTGCTGTTGTATTGTAGTTCAAAGCTAATTTACCTAAAGCTACATTATTACTACCTGTTGTGTTCTTTTGTAAAGCCTCTACACCAATAGCAGTATTAGATCCACCTGTTGTGTTAGCACACAGACTAGCTTTACCTACAGCTGTGTTCTCAGAACCTGTAGTATTAGATTTTAAAGCATAATAACCATGAGCAGTATTAGAACTGGCTGTAGTATTAGCATATAACGAATAACTACCACTAGCAGTATTACAAGCACCTGTTGTGTTAGAGTGTAAAGCATACATACCAGTAGCAGTATTTCTAGCACCGGTTGTGTTAGCTAGTAAAGCCCGCCAACCAATACCAGTATTGTAATCAGCTGTTGTGTTAGAACATAAAGCTCTATAACCAACTGCTGTGTTTTTACCACCTGTTGTATTAGAACCTAAAGCATACATACCACTAGCAGTATTCCAACTACCACATGTATTAGCTTTTAAAGCTCTAAAACCAACACCAGTATTACTATCACCTGTTGTGTTAGCATATAAAGAACATGCACCAACTGCTGTGTTATATGCAGCTGTTGTGTTGGATCTTAAAGCTTGATAACCACTAGCTGTATTAAGAGTACCTGTTGTATTACCATACAAAGCAGCATAACCAGTACCACTATTATAGTAACCTGTTGTATTAGCATATATCGCAAAAGCACCAGTAGCAGTATTACGATGACCAGTTGTGTTACAAAAAAGACCTTTGTAACCACCAGCGTTATTATAACAGCCTGTTGTGCTTTTATCTAAAGCTTGAGAACCAATAGCAGTATTAAAACAACCTGTTGTGGATAATCGTAATCCTGAATAACCAACTGCTACATTCTCACACCCTGTAGTGTTATTTTTTAAAGCTTCGTTACCACTAGCTGTATTTCTACAACCTGATGTGTTGGCTTGTAACGAATAAGCTCCACTAGCTGTGTTATCTGTACCAGTTGTATTAGCATATAAAGAACATGCACCAACTGCTGTGTTCTTATTAGCTGTTGTGGTATTTTTTAAAGATTCAAAACCAACTCCAACATTACAATCACCTGTTGTGTTAAGTCTCAACGCACTTGAACCAATTGCTACGTTTTCTGCTCCTGTTGTGTTAGTGAGAAGCGCTCTCTGACCAGCCGCTGTATTCTCAGAACCTGTTGTGTTAGAACATAAAGCAAGAACACCAGTAGCAGTATTATTATTACCAGTTGTATTTTTCTTTAAAGCCTCAAAACCACTAGCAGTATTATACTGACCTGTTAAGTTTTCATACAGTGCCGTATGACCGAGTGCTGTATTAGAATCCGCTGTTGTGTTCTTCATTAAAGCGGCATAACCAAGAGAAGTGTTTTTATCACCTGTTGTGTTATAACCATTAGAATATGTACCACTAGCAGTGTTCTGAATACCGGTTGTATTAGCTTCTAAAGAATAGCGACCAACTGCTGTATTATTACTACCAGTTGTATTTTTATTTAAAGCAATATGACCGACAGCAGTATTATTATTACCACAAGTATTAGCTGCTAAAGCCTTAAAACCAACAGCCGTAACTTTCGTACCTGTTGTATTAGCATATAAAGAACATGCACCAACTGCTGTATTTTCATTAGCTGTCGTGTTTTCATATAACGCATCTCGACCGATAGCAACATTAAGACAACCTGTTGTATTTTTAAATAGAGAATGGTTACCCATACCACTATTACTATTACCAGTTGAGTTATAATACAAACTAGCATGACCATATGCATTATTATAATAACCAGTTGTATTAGTATATAAAGCTGTATAACCACTTGCTATATTAGAGCAACCAGTTGTGTTAGACCTTAAAGCAGCATAACCGCTACCAGTATTTCTACAACCTGTTGTGTTGAGTTTTAAAACAGCGGCTCCAGTTGCAGTATTATCACAACCTGTTGTGTTAGTACATAAAGCCTTATTACCTGTTGCAGTATTACTACATCCAGTTGTATTGCTAAGTAAAGATTTGTTACCTGTTGCAGTATTTAAACAACCTGTTGTGTTATTTCTTAAAGCCTCATAACCACTAGCAGTATTATTTGTACCTGTTGTGTTAGATTTTAAAGCGTTTGAGCCAGTAGCAGTATTCCAACCACCTGTTGTGTTAGTATATAAGGCACATGCACCGCTAGCAGTATTAAGAGAACCTGTTGTATTATTTCTTAAGGATTGATATCCACTAGAAGTATTACAACCACCTGTTGTATTAGATAATAAAGCCTTATAACCATGTGCAGTATTAGCTGGGCCTGTTGTGTTAGCATATAAAGCACATGCACCTACTACTGTGTTGTAACTGGCTGTTGTGTTACTAAGTAAAGATAAAGTTCCAAAAGCAGTATTTCTAGTACCTGTTGTGTTGACATATAAAGCCCTATAACCACTAGCTGTATTACAAGCACCTGTAGTATTAGCCTCAAGCGACGCAACACCAACAGCACTATTATAACTACCTGTCGAGTTAGATAGTAACGCTACACAACCCATCGCAACATTATTTGAACCTGTAGTATTACTACATAAAGCACAATTACCAAAAGCGGCGTTCTTATTTCCACAGGTATTAGCTACTAAAGCCCTAAAACCAACTGCTGTATTATTAGCACCTGTAGTATTAGCATATAAAGTACATGCACCATATGCTGTGTTGTATGAGGCTGTTGTGTTAGCTCTTAAAGCATAAGCACCACTTGCAGTATTCAGACAACCTGTCGTATTACTGTATAAGGAGTGACTACCATGGGTAGTGTTACATGCACCTGTTGTATTAGTTCTTAAAGCATACCGGCCACTAGCAGTATTCATAGCACCGGTTGTGTTAAAAGTTAACGCACCCATGCCGACAGCAGTGTTATAATTACCTGTTGTATTATTTTTGAGAGCTATATTTCCAATACCGGTATTAGTATGACCTGTAGTGTTAAGCTGTATGGATTGATAACCAAAAGCTGAATTCTTAGAAGCTGTTGTATTGTCTCTTAACGACCCATAACCACTAGCTGTATTTTGTGCTCCTGTTGTGTTAGATTTTAAGGCCCAAGCACCAAAACCTGTAGTGTAATGAGCTGTTGTATTTTTATTTACAGCTTCGATACCAACTCCTGTGTTATATGTACCGGATGTGTTCTCGCGCATAGCTAAATAACCATATGCTGTGTTAGCATTATGTGTGTTAAGACATAAAGCTCCATAACCACTAGCAGTATTTTTACAACCTGTTGCGTTACACATTAATGCCTTAGCCCCGAAGCCAGCATTACCCCAACCTGTTGTGTTACTACCTGTAGAACAATAACCAAATGCTGTATTTAAATTACCAGTTGTATTAGAATCTAAAGCATAAACACCACTGGCAGTATTCCAACTACCTGTTGTGTTAGCTTTTAAAGCTCTAAAACCAACACCAACATTCTTAGCACCAGTAGTATTAGCATATAAAGTACATGCACCAACTGCTGTGTTATTATTAGCTGTTGTGTTACTATATAAAGATTGAGGACCAACAGCAGTATTACAAGCCCCTGTTGTATTAGAATATAAAGACCTATATCCCATAGCAGTGTTTTGAGCAGCTGTTGTGTTATTTTGTAAGGCACCAATACCAATAGCACTATTATAATTACCTGTAGTGTTAGATAGCAACGACACACAACCCATAGCAACATTACATCCACCTGTTGTATTTTTACATAAAGCGTAATCACCAAAAGCGGCGTTCTTATTTCCACAAGTGTTAGCTACTAAAGCTTTATAACCTACACCAGTATTGTTAGCACCTGTTGTATTAGCATATAAAGAACATGCACCAATTGCTGTGTTACATGAAGCTGTTGTGTTTTGGTTTAATGCTTGTTTACCAACAGCAACATTCAAACAGCCTGCTGTGTTAGATCCTAAAGCACTACGACCAACAGCAATATTATCAGTACCTGTTGTGTTAGTATATAAAGAATAAGAACCAAATGCTGCATTACAATTACCTGTTGTGTTAGATTTTAAGGAATACGCTCCACTAGCAGTATTAAGAGCACCTGTTGTATTACAGTACATAGAACTACGACCGAACGCAGCATTACAAGCACCTGTTGTACTTTTAGCTAAAGCAATATGACCAACAGCTGTGTTGTTAGAAGCGGTTGTGTTATTTCCTAGTGCATAATAACCACTAGCTGTATTATTACTACCGGTTGTGTTATTGTACATGGCATCCACACCAGTAGCAATATTAAAACTACCTGTTGTGTTAGATTTTAAAGCTCTAAAACCAACACCAACATTCTTAGCACCTGTTGTATTAGCATATAAAGTACATGCACCAAATGCTGTGTTGGATGAAGCCGTTGTGTTGTTTATTAAAGCCTGATAACCAGTAGCAACATTCAAACAACCTGTCGTATTAAATTTTAAAGCAGCATAACTACTCGCAGTATTATTAGCACCTGTTGTGTTAGAACATAAAGCAAGATAACCACTCGCTGTATTTCTATTACCTGTTGTGTTGGATTTTAGAGATTTATAACCAGTACTTACATTCTCGCAACCAGTTGTATTAGAATGTAAAGAGTAGTTACCACTAGCAGTATTATGACAACCTGTTGTGTTATATCTTAAAGCCCAATAGCCGACACCAACATTGCGACAACCAGTTGTTTGAGTATATAAAGCACACCCACCAACTGCTACGTTGTATGAGGATGTTGTGTTGGAAAATAATGCTCGATAGCCACTAGCAGTATTAAAATTACCTGTTGTGTTTGTTTTTAAAGAATACGCACCAAAACCAGAATTACAAGAACCGGTTGAAGTATATGCTAAAGCATAAGAACCACTAGCAGTATTTCTAATACCCGTTGTACTTAAACACATAGCTTTATAACCACTAGCTGTATTCTCATAACCGGTTGTGTTAAGACATAAAGCTTTATTACCAAGAGCAGTATTCTTAGCACCTGTTGTGTTACATTTTAAAGTTGTATAACCCACCGCAACATTACGCTCACCTGTTGTGTTAGCAGTTAAGGAATAAGAACCAACAGCAGTATTATACTTAGCTGTTGTGTTAGCTCTTAAAGAATTCATACCAACACCGGTATTATGACAACCTGTTGTGTTACAAGATAAAGTCTTATAACCTACTGCAGCATTATACTTACCAGAATTTGTTGCTTCTAAAGCTTGGTGACCAAAAGCAGAATTTTGTAGACCACCGGTCTGAGAGCATAAAGCATTTGTACCAAATTTAGTACTATAAACACTATCGCTACAATAACCACCATTAGCGCTAACATGACCACTCAATGTAAGGTTACCTGCTAAGTCAATATTGTCATTAAAATCTATTGCAGTACCACCTGTTACTGAATTAAATGCATCAGCATATACTATACCACTTGCACTAATATTTCCTGAGACAGTGAGCTTCTCATTAGGATTAATCGTTCCTAGACCAACACTACCATTAGATAAAATATTTAGGTTAGAAGTATTGAGCCCAACATTTTGACCTATAGAAGCAACATTATCCGCAGCGTTAATATAGGTATTGGTATCGTCATCTTTTACTAATATTCTTGATCCGCTATCACTACTTTCAAATGTGGCGTTTAGCTCAGCTGCGCTTCTAACATGTAGAGTGGCTCCCGGGGTAGCAGTTCCTATACCAACACTACCTGCTGTATAAACATTAGTAGCTGATAAAGTAGTAACACAAGCACTAGGTGCCACCATAACTGTACTACCACAAACTGTAGCACCACACACCAATGTAGTGCCATGCACTGTCGGTGTACATACTTTAGTCGTACCACATACTAATGGAGAAAGAACAGATGTACTAGCACTCAAGCTACCTGACACTGTAAGCTTTTCATTTGGTGCAGTAGTACCAACACCAACACTACCGTCAGCTAATAAATGTAATCTAGTATTATTTGCAGCATCTCTAAAAGTAGCTATGTATTTATCACTTGCAGAACCACCAGCCTTAATTAGTAACCCATGCCCGTTTGTTGTATCTGTGTTAATAAATTTAGAGAGAACGTCTGCTACACTCGTTTCAACATGAAAATTAACATTTGGAGAGGTAGTTCCAATACCAACTAAGCCTCTATCCATTGCTAAGGTATCAGTCAGAGTACCAGCCTTCATAGTTAAGAATCTAATCTTAGCATCCTCACTACCATCAGCAACGTCAACAATATCAGTTAAAATCTGAGCATACTCTACATCTTGTGAATTATCATTCCTACCTCTAAATAAAATGTTACCTAAGTCATCATCATTAGCTGGTGTAGATGAATTTCTATACAATGTAATATCAGGTGCACCACTTGAACCAGAGTCGGTAGATTGTAATAAGAAGTTATCTTCAAAAGCTGTTGTAGTAGATGTAACTGTACTGTTTGTATATTCAACTTCTCCACATACAGTTAAGTCGCCATCAATAAACGCATCACCTGTAGCACTAAGATTACCTGTAACTGATAATGCATGATTAGGGTTAGTATTACATATACCGACCTTACCATTTGTATAAAGATTACTACTAGCACAAACTGTTGCACCACAGACTAATGTAGTGCCATGCACTGTTGGTGTACATACTTTAGTCGTACCACATACTAACGGTGAATGTACAGCTGTACTACCACAAACTGTTGCACCACATACTAACGTTGTACCGTGCACTGTCGGTGTACATACTTTAGTTGTACCACATACTAACGGTGAAAGAAGAGATGTACTACCACACACATTAGTACCAGATAAAGCCGGTGATGAAAGACTAGTAGTAACCGAAACTGCACTTGGTAATCCAACTGTAACAGTTTGTCCTGACGCACTAGTTTCAATCTCATTCGATGTACCAGCTATTGTAAGTGATTGTGAACCTAACCCTACTGTACCAGTACCAGAATCTCCTGCAGCACTGAGTGTAGTTGAAATTGTCGATGTACTTATGCTTGACAATCTACCATCTTCTAATACAGTAACAACTGGAATGGCAGTTGTACTACCATAACTACCAGCAGTAACTCCTGTAGCAGATAATCCAAGACCTGTTATAGTATTACCTTCAGCTGCTGCTAAACTAGAACCTGTCAATGAAGGTGTTGTTGTATTTAAAGCTAACGATTGAACATAATTACCTGTAGTGTCTGTCGCGAGAGCAACACTATTAGCTTGTATAGTTGCTGTTAATGTCTTTGTACCATCTAATGTATCTAAATTAACCGAACCACCTAGATCACCAGCAAGTGAAATTGTTGCCCCAGTTGTAACACCAGCACCAGCTGCACCACTGAGGGCTGCAGCACTTAAGCTTGTTGTAAAGTTTCCTGTTGTACCAGTTATATCACCTGCTAATGTAATATCATCATTAAAATTAATAGCAGTACCACCCGTCTTTGAATTAAATGCATCAGCATATACTGTACCAGTAGCACTAACATTACCTGATACCGTAAGAGCCTCATTTGGTGTAGTTGTACCAACACCAACACTACCTCCAGTATAAACATTTGTTGCAGATAATAAAGGCGCTACAGCGCAACTACTACCATTTAATATAGGAGTGTTAACACTTGTAGTACCACATACAAGAGGAGATGTTACACAAGTCGTACCTTTTACTAACGGCGAATCAACACAAGTACTACCACCAATAATTGGCGATGAAAGGCTAGTAGTAACTGATACAGCGCTTGGTAATCCAATTGTTACTGTTTGACTAGATGCACTAGTTTCAATCTCATTTGATGTACCAGCTATTGTAAATGATTGTGTTTTTAAGCATATAGAGCCTGTACCAGAATCACCTGCTGCACTTAATGTAGTAGCAATATTAGTAAGAGCGCTACCATCTCCACTGAGAGTACCTACACACAGGCTAGTTGCTGATAGATGCGGTGTTGTAACACATGTACTACCATTAACTATTGCACCACACACACTACTGTAACCACATACATTTGTAGCTGATAATAGAGGTGCTACAGCACAACTACTACCATTTAATATTGGCGTGTTAACGCTTGTCGTACCACATACTAATGGAGAATGAACCGCTGTACTACCACATACCGTCGCACCACATACTAATGTTGTACCGTGTACTGTTGGTGTACAAACTTTAGTAGTACCGCATACTAACGGTGAAAGTAAACTAGTAGTACCACACACAGTAACACCAGTTAAACTACCGCTTAATGTAACTGGGTCATTAAATTCTATTGCACTACCACCTGTCTTTGAATTAAATGCATCAGCATATACTATACCCGACGCACTTATATTACCTGATACCGTAAGAGCTTCATTTGGAGTACCTGTTTTTATACCTATCGCATCTGCACTTGCATCAAGATATAATAATTTATTATTTGAACCATTAGCACTTCTGAATACAATATCAGTATCAGTATTATCATCATTGAAGATAAGTTTATTAACATCAGCATCTTTCTGCCATGCATATAGAAAGTTTACACCACCAGCATTTATCTGAACTTTATCACCAGTTGGAAACTTTAAATAGGAATTATTCTGATTATCAGAATGATAAAAACCATCCGCAGCATATACTTTATCTGCTGAGAGTGTACCGCTAGTAGTAATATTAGTAGATGATAATAAAGGTGTTGTAACGCACGTACTACCATTAACTATTGCACCACATACACTACTGTAACCACATACATTTGTAGCTGATAATAAAGGTGTTGTAACGCTTGCCGTAGAACAAATTGCCCCTCCACATATCAAAGATGTACCAGTTCCACATACACTAGAACTAGATAATACAGCAGTTGTAGTGCAAGTGGTATCTACTAATGGTGTACAAACTTTAGTAGTACCGCATACTAACGGTGAAAGTAAACTAGTACTAGCGCATAAAGTAGTTCCAGTTAAATTAGCGCTCAATGTAACATTATCATTAAAAGTAATCTCACTACCACCTGTCTTTGAATTAAATGCATCAGCATATACTATACCATCAGCACTAATATTACCCGACACAGTTAAAGCTTCATTTGGTGCTGTATGATTACCTAACCCTACCCCTAATTTACTTCCATATCCAATGTTTACTCTATTGTCATCTTGGTCTAATAGTAACATTTGCTGACCACCAGCAACGAATCTTAATCTATCAACAGAATCTGTTTCAATCCAAGTTGTTTTATCTGTTTCAAAATATATTCTTTGGTCTTCAGATAAAATTATATCCCCACTTGCACTTAAATTACCAGATATTGTAAGAGCTTCATTAGGAGCACTAGTACCTATACCAACACTACCACCTGATAGTATACGCATTCTCTCTGCACCAGATGTATAGAAAAATAAAGTATCATCATCGGATGTCTTTTCAGTACTAACATATGTGTCTTGATCAACATCAATAACACCACCTAAGCCTTGCCAGTTACTATTTTGGTAACCTTCAAATGAATTAGTAGTTGTATTAAGACGTAACAAACCATCTTGAGCTGTTGGTCTTTGTGCTGTTGTACCAACTGGTACTAGAACTGCACCAGTACCTGTAAAGTAACCACTAACAGCGCACATTGATGTACCACTTAATAATGGAGATAATACACTTGTAGTACCACATACTGATGGTGAACAAACTTTAGTACTACCCCAAACCACCGGTGTGTCAACACATGTTGATCCTTTAACTAATGGCGTATTAACACAAACAGTACCGTGTAATACTTCTGAACATACACACTCACTACCTTTAATGAATGGAGAATCTACACAAGTGGTACCTTCTAAGATAGGAGATGTAACACAAGATGTACCTCTAACTAAAGGAGTACATACACATGTAGAACCAAATACTTCTTGAGCAGATAAGTTAGCTACTACTAAAACAGGATCATTAAATGATATAGATTCTCCACCTGTAACGGAATTAAAGGCATCTGCACATACTGTACCTGATGCGCTTATGTTACCTGATACGGTTAGGGCTTCTGTTGGTACAGTTGTTCCTATACCAACACTACCGTTACTACATACAGTGAAACCATTGTCACTGGTAGTAGTTATAGATGTAGTTGATAATGAAGCTGTACTTAAACTTGTTTGAAATGTAGCTGTTCCTGCGGATATACTACCATTTGCTGAAGAACCTCCTACAACAAGACCCTTTTTTACAATAAAATCTTTATTAACCATATCAAATTCACTTTCCTTTGATATAATTATTTATGATTTTTATAGGTTAATAAGCGGATAGATCCACATACTCTTTTATTTCCCAAGCATGACTATCAACAAGTAAACTAAATAAAAAATCATCATCCATAGGCATATTATAATCTAAATCAAATACTTGTACTCTATTCTCAGCTTTGTAGTCACAATCCCCTATACCAATACCGACAAAATTTTTAAGAAGTTGATTAGAACATGGATATGTTATAACTATAGAATCACCATTTTTTAAGTAACCTTTAAAAACTGCTACATCATTATTAGACATTTTAGATAATAGAATAACTGTGACGTTTTGTGGAAAAACGTCAACAGGATCTATATTATGGTACTTAGCTAAGTTCTCGTACCAAAATTCTTCTGGTGTCTCCGCGCTCATAAACGCATTTCTACTGCTTTATTGTGACCCACGACAACCTCTGGGTGTACATATACAGGTATATCTAGCTTATTAAGCTTAAGACATAATGTGACATCTTCCATAGAAAAATCTTTACAGTCTTTAATTTGTAAATATGTCGGTTCAAACCACGGATATTTTATTTTTTCAAATACACCACGTTTGAATAATAAAAAACCAAATCCAACATACTCGACCTTAAATGGTAACATTCTTGTTTTAATATCTTCTTTATGTAAAAACTCAAACGTTCCATGTTTCTCAAAATAATCTTCATTCCAAATTTCTACTGCTGCGAAGTTAATATTGTTAGCCATAAGATATAAACCAGAAATTACATCTTTATCTTCTTTATATAATTTTTCAAAATCGTCTGGAGTAAAAACTATATCATCATCTATCCATAAAATATAATCATAATCAATACCGTCAAATGGTTTCTGATCTTCTCCACCCTCTGGTATACCTAGTAAACATTTATTTCTAACTTCATAAATGTTACGAGAATATGTATTACAAAACCTAACACTAAAACCCTTACTTGTTAGATGCCTAATAAGATAAGTAAGGGACGTCAAAAACTTACCAGAAAAAGTATTACCCGGACTACATATGACTACTCTTTTATTCATACAACCTTTACAAAATTAAAATTACCTTCATGTAAATCAATTTGTTTATCTATTAATAAAGGAATACCTTGTTCCTTTATTCTATTACATATATCAATATCAATAAACTGTTGCTCTTTTTCATTAGTACATTTATATGGTCTAAACCATGGATATGTTATCTTCTCAAACACACCCTTACGAACAAATACCATATCAAATTCTAAATATTCTGCATTAATATACTCATCATCTTCTGATAACATTTTATATCTACCATCAAACTTACCAGATAAAAATTTATAATCTTCAAATTTATTATATAATTTAACAAATTGAGTAGGAGAAAATGATATCTTATTACTTAAGAAAACTAATATATCATATCTAATTGTCTTTTGAAATGGTACCTGTTTAGGTCCAGCTAAAACATTACCTCCTAAGCACATTTGTTTTGCATAAAATGCATTACAACTTGAATGATGAGATACATGATATTGAATACCTGTTTGATTTAAATATGTAGTCAAATTTACCCAAGACCTGAGAAACTCACCACTATATTCTAAGTCAAATAGATTAAAAACGATAGTCATTCCGCTGAAATATTTACGGAATTATTTTAAGAAACCACTATGCAGTTTTGAATTTACTATCAATAGCGAAGTTAGCTCTACTAAACTCTAACCTATCAACAAACTTTACAGCATTACCGGTAGTATCTATAGCAACATAACCTTCAGGTTCTGTGACAACTAAATCACCATTAGGTTCAAATAAATAATGCTTCATGTTAACTCCTTGCATCATATTATTATATTTTTGTATGAATATATCTTTAGCTTGTTTAATTGATTTTTGAAATTCAAATACATTTAAAATATCTTCTCGAGCTTCTGCTATTAAAGATAGTAATGTTTCTTTTGTTTTAGTTGCTCTTGCTATACCAGCATCACTTTTTAATGTGCTTATTTTTTTATCTACTCTACCAGTAAACCATTCAACAAAATTCTCATATGATACAGCACTGTCACCTAAAAACTCTCCTCCACGGATCTCTGTATTAATATATGTATTCATATTAGAGAGCATTTGATCAGTGACCATATTAAAATCTATATTACTAATAGATTGTTTTGCGCTATTGATAGACACATTTACTAATTTAGTCTCCTCTTCCGTTAAAGTAACATGACCTGCGTCGTTCTCAAAGTAAGCATCCTTAACATAAACATCAGGTCCAGGATTAATATTTGTAACATCTACACCAAACTTTTTAGTTGTAAATCTTGGTAAACCTTCTTCATCTAAATTAACATCATACTCAGTATGAAAAACAACTCCAATTTTTGCTTTCACAATTTCTCGGCCCTCTTCACTGTCAGTAGGAACTGCATATACAATTGTATTAGGTTTAAAGATAACATGCTCTACTCCATCAATAGTATTCAATTCTTTAATCTGATCATCGAATAAAAAGTCTCCTTGATAGGTAGAATTAAAATTTACATTTTTAAAGTGTACAAAAGTTTGAACTAACTTATCTACCAGACCAGGTGATTGTGCATGATTCTGTTTAATGTCTTCAATAGAATAATTTAACTTAGGTGTCTTAGCAAATACTGATTTACTACCGACAAAGAAATTACCATTAGGATCATTTCCAATTATTACAGCAGGAGCTCCATCATACTTAACAGTAGTATTAATTGCTTTAGGAGTATCACTATCTAATACTTCTGTAAGAGCTTGTAGGTATTGTACAGCACGTGTAGCACCATCTTTACCATTAGTTAATATTAACTCCTCTAAGTGAGTTAAGTGTTTATTTGGTCCAGCGGATTCGTATAATTGAAAATATTCTTTATATTCTAACATTCTTCTCTTTGCCTATATACATTTACTTTTATACCCATAGCATTTCTTAACCATGTATCACAAAAACCTTCTTCAATTATATACTTTACTATTTTATTAGGTATTTTCTCTCCAATAATATTATTATCATCATCAAAGATACTAATCTTATAGGGTTGTATTTTAACTCTAAACCCCATAATATGTGTATCATATAACCCTACTGCGTTCATTTTTGTACATAATCACACATCAGATGTGTTGGATATAATTTACCACCTTTATTTCTTATATTAACTTTAAATTTATATATTTCAGATTCAAATACTAAATCTAATCGTTTACCTGTACCCTTAATCCCGCCATATAAAATAGAAACAGGTGTAGTAATTGTAGAAGCTTTAATGTTATATGATTTATCAACAAGTTCAAACTTACATTGTTCTTGTTTTTTACAATGAACCATATAATATCCCTCACCAACTCCAGAAGATACTAAATTAAATAACATTTGTTTATCGTAATCTTGACTTGGAATATTATACTCAGAAAAATCAGTGTCTCCATATTCGTTAAAAACTCTACAAAACAATTCATTATCTATACCTAATGTATCTAATAATAAAATACCATTTTTATTTTTTACAGCTCCTTGCTGTATTTCTTTTGCAGGTAAAATCTTTGCTATACCACTATTGAAAAATGTAACTTGATTACCATATTTAAGAGATAGATAAATATACTCATCTCCTTTTTTTATAGTTATGTCAGTTAATGTATCTGCTACAGACCTTCCTGAATGACCTATAACAGGACCAGAGCTAGTAAATTGTAATGGTCTTGATTTGTTTTCAAAACCTTCAGGTATAATTTCGAAATTACCAGGCTCAAGCTGAAAGCGTGAAACAATAGAATTGACTAGGTCTATATATTTTATTTCTTCATTACCAGCATTAAAATTATTTAAATCTTGTTCTAATTCTTTTTCAAAAGATGCACCTTTGGAGAGTGAACCACGACCACCTCTCGAACCTTCACCGAAACTTATTTTAACATTATTCCATCTAGTGACACCGTTAGTATTAATATTAATTCCTAATTTATCTTGTAAGTAATTTATAAAATTAACATCCCTCCCAAGGGTTCGTGTAATTTTTATATTATTAAAATTTGAAGTATCAAGACCTATAGGGTCTTCGATATTAATATTGGGATAGCTTTTAATAATATTAAATAAGTTTTCTACATTATGACTTGGAAACCCTAACGCAGAGATCTCTTCTGCTGTTTTTGGAAAAATAGAATAAGATTCAAAAAAATACTGTTTAAATGTCTTCATATTCCTGCTGGGTACCTTTCCGGTTTATCTTGTTGTGATGGATTGTTTGTATATAAAGCGTGCAATAAAGACATGGCCCATTTATCTAACCCAGCCTTCTCTTCTAAGTCATCTTTAGAGAACATAAGATCATATGACTTAATAATCAAGTCATTTAATTTAGCTATAGTCTCATCATTACGTAATGTTTTAAATGCTAAGTTTTCTACTGAAAACTCTCCTTTACTTGCAAGACCTTCCTTACGCATTTTCATAAGCTTGTCTTTTAATTTCTTTGCACGTTTATTAACGAGACTAAATTCTTTCTCATCGCTAATATTATCTAATGCATCTTGTAAAAGGTCAAGCTCTTTTTTAAATGAAGCAGCCTTTTTTTGAACATCTTGATGATCTACCTCCGGTGCTTGGTGTTTAGGTTTTTTAATCCATCTATTACCAGATAAACTAAATAGACCGGAAGCCACATGAGGTTCATGAATATCTTGAAAATATAACTCAACTTCATGGCCATTAAATCTTATATCGTGTCTTAAATTCCATATAAATCTCTTTCCATCTAACGCTCTCTTTACTATAGACTCATCTTCATTGATATCAGCAAAATCTAATAAGATATGAACATCTAAATCTGAATACTCAGAGTAATTATAGTTGGCTAACGAACCTGTTAGTTGTATATCTTCGACCATTTCAGGTGATACATGATCATCATCTTTAACAAAATCATTTACAATTTTTAAAACAGGCTTTAATACATCTTCCTTAAATTCAAACTCATCCCAAAAATTTGGATGCAATGTGTCATTATAATAGTTTTGATTTTCAAAATATTTCTTAAAATTTTCTTTTTTAATACTCTTATTACAAATAGCATACGCAGCAGAGGTATCTTTACCTTGCTTTTTTACTGCTTTAACACATCGTTTTAATTTCTTAGGCATCCTGGTTTACAGTAGTTATATGAACTGTTACATGTTCATTAGTACTCTCATTATCTTCTCCTGTTACATCATACGTAACAGCTTGATGTACCGATCTGACATAATCAGCCGCTTTAGTCAATTTTGCTTCCATCCAATCGTCTAACGGGTAATCATCAGTAAGTAAGTCATGAAGTTCATTAGCTAGTTCACCAATATGAAATAGTTCATTTTTAGACATTCTTGCACCATCAGGTTCTGACTTTTCTTGAGCGTCGCAAACGGTATATTGGTCTAGATACTTATTTAACTTATCAGCTGTTGTTTGCATATAAGTATTTATGCAAAATTATATAGATAACCGTTGCCCGACGTTAATCTTATTCGGATTATTAATATTATTACTTCTCATTAAGTCTTCTATAGACTTACCTGTTAATTTAGAAATTTTACTCAATGTATCACCAGGTTTAACTACATAGAAGTCAGTTTTAACTGGTTGTTGAGGTATATCTCCACCAAATGTAGCAAAGACTGCAGCATTACGCTCCATTCTACCAGCAACTCCAGTACCTTCCTCCTTTGACTTCCTATAACCAGCGTGATTTAAGTATTCTTTTGCAGCTGCTTTAAAGTCACCCTTATTCATTAGAGCTAATGTATCTTTACTACCAGAAAGATCACCTCTAAAGAATCCATCTACAATAGCATTACGTAAATATTGAGGATAAGAATCAAATGCTGGTAATGCACGTCTTGCTGCTGAAATCTTTTGTTTGACATCAATATTAAACAATTGCTCCATTTGTTTATCAGTAAGAGGGGTGCGACCTCTTACAACATTAGAATAATGCTTGCCTGCCACCTGTTGTAATGCTCTATCATTTTTAAGTACAAGATGGCCTACTCCAACGGTTAAGTAACCTTTATGATCTTTGTACGCATACCCGGGTCGACCGTCTTTACCTTTACCTTCACTCGGAGCAATATACTCATAATATGACTGATCCTGCTTAATAGCTTGAGTTATTGGAGTAGGCATTCTGGCTTGTACTTGCCCGGCGCCACCTAAAGTGGCACCTATAATTCCTAATGCTGCTAAAGCATTAGTAAATGGTCCCTCTTGCAATATTATTTCATTTGCCTCTGTTAACTGATCAAATGTCATTATAATTATTTATATGATTATCACTTATAAATGAAGTCTCTCAATGGTACTCGCTCATAATCCTCGTCATAATCACACTCTCCGTAAAAATAATTATCTAATTGCTCTAATAATCTAACTTTAGCGATTTCTAAATCAACTTCATACCATTCGTTTTTGATTTGTTTAGCAAAATGTTTCATTTGCAGTTTTATATTCTGTTCAGCCTTAAGGTATTCGGGATGTTTGATAGAATATATAACATCATAATCTCTAAAAGGAGAACCCGTCTGATACGTTTGCAGACGGGTCTTTAAATTACGGGTTGTTCCTATCTTTATCCATCCTGGCCATGACTTATTAGTAATAATATACAAGTAGCCCGGGGACATAAAAATATTTATACCGGAAATGTAATTATGCAGCGCTTTCCCAAGCTTTTGTTTCTTCGTTAAACTTACGAGTTTGCTCTCCAGATACAGGATCTGTTGAAAGTGCAACTTTAATTTCTTTCTTATGGTTTAATTTATTTGCAAACGACCAACCTGTACCAGCAATACTAGCAGAAGCACCTAAAATCATATGAAAAGTCTCAGAGTCTAATGTACCTTTCGCAATTAACACACCACCAGCAATAGTAGCAGCATGGCGAAGCAAACCACCTAATTCTTTTTTGTAAGTTCTAATGAAATTAATTATTTTTTTCATGTGTAATTATTTATATTCAACCCAATTAAATAATTATATGGAGCCACTAAGTATTCAACCTGGAGATCTAGAGAAGACAGTCGAACATCTTGTCGGTGCTTATGGTTGGATGTTTATTGCTGGTTTAATAATAGTAATATTCCAATCAAGTATTAAAAAATTAGCTGCAGGGATATTTGTATTTTGGGGAAGTGATTATAAAACAGATGATGTTGTATTTGTAGATGGAAAGCCTGGTAGAATTATACGCGTAGGAATTACTAAAACTACATTTTTTATTTATGATGTACATGAAGGTAAAATTATAGGTGGTAGTAAATTAGTAGTACAAAATGAATGGTTAGGTAAGCTTAAAATAGAAAAACCATTACCTCAATTAGACCTAACTAGATTCAATGGCTCAAAGAGTACTAAAAGTTAAAGTCTGAAAAATCAGTTTCAGATGCATCTTGTTTAAAAGAACCAACTTTATATGTCTCTATCTGCGTTTCCTGAGGAGCAACCTGTACGTGTTTACTCTCTGTCCAATTTTTAATCCATTGAATAGGGTTAGGTGTATCTTCAAATACATTCTTTATTCCTATAGCTTTAGTCCTACGATTACACAAATGCTTCATATATTGAATTAAGATCTCATCATTTAACCCAAGCATAGATCCATCTTTAAACAGATACTTAGCCCATTCCATCTCTTCTTTAGCTGCATCTTCAAACATTGTCTGTACAATAGGTTGACATTCTTTTACTATATGCTGAAAACCTTCATCTTTATTATCTCTAAGAACTTTTAAAATAATTTGTGTAGAAGCTAAATGTAAGTTCTCATCTCTATTAATTAAAGAAATAATTTTTGCATTACCCTCCATAGTTTTATTTTGAGCAAAACAATATGAACATGCAAACGAAACATAAAACCGAATACCTTCGAGAATATTAATACTAACTAATGTAAGATATAATTTCTTTTTCTTATCATCTATAGATTCATTAGGAATCTTATCTATCAAATCATCATAGTATTTTGTAACAGAAGTTGTACGTTTAATAATTTCTGGATCAGAAAGAATATTATCAAAAACATCTGATGGGTTAGGGTATACATTTTTAATAATATAAGTATATGAATAACTATGTAAAGTTTCAAAAAATTCCCATGTCTTTGCGAATGCTTCAAACTCTGGATTACTACAATCTTCTAATAAATGACTAATACCTCTACTCTGTACGGAATCTAATAAGATCTGATAACCTAAATTTTTAGTAAATATAAATTTTTGATGATCGGTTAATAACTCATAGTCATTTTTCTCCTTACCAGATAAATCAACCTCCTCTGGTCGCCAGAAAAAACTCAATTGCTGAAGAAATAGATCATAAATTTTTTTATAACGATATTTGTCATAACGTTGTAAATTTAAACCTTCTCCAAAAAACAATGGCTGTTTAGTAGTGTCGACATTATTTTTATTAATGATACTCTTCATCGGTAGATATTATAGTTTACATGCACCTCCAGGGCAATCACTTTCTTCAGGAACTGCATCTGTTTTTCCGTCATCTGTATTTGCATAATATAGAGTCTTCAATCCAACTTTATATGATTGTAATATATCTTTTGCAACAACAGATATCGGTAAATTGTTTTCCTCATACTTACTAAAATTATAATAATGATTTGCAGAAATAGCTTGATCAAAATACTTTTGAAGTACTCCGCAAATGTTTATATATCCATTATTATTTTCCATTTCATATGCTAATGAATATTTATTTTTTAATTTTTGTATTTCTGGAACAACCTGCGGGATAAGTCCTTGCTTTGATTTTTTAATAGTAACTAAACTCCGTGGAGGTTCAATACCATTTGTAGAATTAGTAACAAGAGAAGAACTCTCACATGGCATTAATGCAGTTAATGTACTATTTCGTAAGCCATGTTTTTTAATATCTTTACGAAGAGCCTCCCAATCATAAGACAGTTTTCTTTTTACTAATTTATCTACTTCTTTACAATATGTATCAATAGGTAATATTCCTTTACTATATTTTGTTCTATCAAACCATTCACATTTACCCTTTTCTTGAGCGAGTTTGTTAGAAGCTTTTAATAGATAGTATTGAATTGCTTCTGCAAGCTCATCAGCGACAGTAAGAGCTTCTGTATCTTCATATGTAACACCATGCTTAGCTAAATAATATGCAAAATTAGTAATACCTACTCCAATACTTCTTCGCTTTTTCATATTAAGAGCAGCGCTCACTGGGTACAGTTGATGCTCAATTACATAATCTAAAGCTGTAATAATATTTTCACACAATTTTTCTAATTGATCTAATTTATTAATAGCGCCAACATTAATAGCAGATAAGACACATAAAGCAATCTCGCCAGTTTCTTTATCATCAATATGAGTAATGGGTGTAGTTGGAAGTGTAATTTCTTGACACAAGTTTGACATACGTACACTATCAAGAAACGAACTATGATCATTAACATGATCCATATTCATTACATACATACGACCAGTTTCAATTCTTTCTTGACAGAATTGCATAAACAATTTTCTAGCAGGTATCTTTACTTTAGAAACTTTCCTAGAAGATTCATATTGTTCATATAATTCTTCAAATTTATTTGTATCACTTACAAACGCATCATACAAATCAGGTACTTCATGAGGGCTAAATAATGTAATAGGTTTATTATCAACAAATCGCTTATAAAACAATTTGTTAAACTGGATAGAATAATCCATTTTTCTAACTCGATTATCATCAGTACCTCGATTATTTTTAAGCACTAATATTTCTTGAATCTCCTTATGCCAAAAAGGAAAATGTGTTGTAGAAGAGCCACCACGTACTCCATTCTGTGTACAACATTTAGTAGTAGATTCAAACATTTTAAGAAAAGGTATAACACCTGTATGAACAACTTCACCGTTTCTTATTTTTGACCCTACGGATCTAATCCTTCCCATGTTCAATCCAATACCAGCTCTATTAGCTGTATAATAACCAACTGCAGTATTAGAATGAAATATAGAAGGTAAAGAATCGCCTACATCTATCAGGGTGCATGAACTGTATTGACGTGATGGAGTTCGAACACCACACATAACAGGTGTAGGCAAAGAGGTTTTAAATGTACTTATGTCATTATAAAAAGCTTTGATCTTACGTAAACGTATATCTTTTGGCTGATCACTAAATAGAACCATTGAGATAAGCATATACATATATTGTGGAGTCTCGTACACCTTATTAGTATGCCTATCTTTTAATAGATATTTGTCTACTAATTGTTGAAGACCTGCATATACAAAAAGATAGTCTCTATTATGCTTAATATAATTATCTAATTGATCGATTTCTTCTTCAGAATATAAATCCATTATCTCTGGATCATATACATTATGTTTTATATTATCCTTAATAACATCGATTAAAGGTGGCATATTATCAGATACACCAAAGACTTGCTTACGTAAAAAATAGTTTAATAAATTTGCGGCTACAATTTGATAGTTAGGATTATCTTCTGAAATAAGATCACCAGCAGATTGAATTAATAATTGATGTATACGATCGGATTTAATGCCGTCAAATAACTGTAGCTTAGCATTTATTTCAATATCGCTAACACTAACTCCTTTGATATCTTTAGTAGCCCAAAATAATACCTCGTGGATCTTATTAGCGTCAAATTCTTCCGTTCTTCCATCACGTTTAACTACATTCATGCGTAATAATTATTTTAATATTTATTTGATGAATATCAAGTTTAACGTTTTACAGTCGCTTGTCCGAAATAGAACCCAATAATAGCAGTTAAAGCTTGTCGAATCTCAGGTACTAGTAAATATCCTTCTATCTCTACGAAGACAGGTTCAGTCTTAGTACCGAGTAAACCCCATAAAATTTTTCTTGTAACTAATTCTTCTACAACAATTGGATGATGAAAAAATGTAACTACAAAAGGAGCTAATATAACACCAAATAAAACACTAACAACAATTAATCGACGAACCCATTTACCTGCATCCACACTCACACGTTTAACTGCATTATCTGCGGATTCGTCAGCCATCTTCTTTTCTTTCATCATCATTTCAAAACGCTTTTGCTCGTTTTCAGCACGTTTTGCGACTAACTTAAAGAAGAAACCTACAACTGACCCTCCAAACATAGTCATTATTTCTGCGGGTATCATTATAAGTATTTAATAAAAAAGCGCCCGAAGGCGCTTAGGTCTACTAATACATAAGGGGAAATTTGTATATCTACATTACCTGGTTGACCGGATCAATCGATTCAATCTTAAGTGATTGAACAATTTCTTTACAATGTCGAGCATGTTCAATTTGTTCTACTAACTTCTTTGCTTCAGCGACCACATCTGGATGCTCTCCAATACCAGCAGCATTATTTAAATAATTGTCTAGGTTTGCTTCTGCTTTGAGCTCTTCTCCTGCAAAGATTGATTCTAATGCATTTACTATTTTTTCACCTGTATCATTCATTAATCTAAAAATCCTTTCCTTTTATCATAAACTAAACGATCAAAAGACTTCGCAGTAGGTGTTTTGTTTTTATCAGTATACACCTTTTCGATATCTTCTTCGTACTTAATGTGACGCATCCCTTCTTTATGAGCCACTCGAGAGTCTGCACTATCTGAAACATGTTCAAACTCTCTTTTTTCATTCGTGTAAATATCCTTAACTAAGAATTTGTATGCAGTCATGACGTAAATATTAACTTATTATTTTTAACTTTGCAAGTTATTTGTTCTGGTTTTTCCTTTTTTCTTATTATCAATGTTGCGATTTCTGTCTCAATATGTTTCTCGAAAAATCTTTTTAAGAAACGAGCTCCATATTTTCGACTGTAACCTTGTTCAGCAATAAATGATCTAGCTTCATCGCTCAACACAAACGTAATATTATTACTTTCCTGTAATTTTGCAACAAAAATCTTCGTCTGGATGTCAACGAGGCTATATATGTCTTCTTGAGTCAAATGTTCGAATCTAATAATTTCATCTAATCTATTTAAAAACTCAGGTTTAAAAAATTTCTGTAAAGAGTTTTCTAAATCTACTGTGCTTATAGCAGATCCTCCAAAACCAATAGAAGTTTTATCAAATAAATCAGAACCAATATTGCTAGTAAAAGCAATAATACAATTCTTAAGATTAATTTTACGACCAACACTATCAGTAAGTTCTCCTTTATCTAATACTTGAAGAAAAATATTAACTACATCAGGATGTGCCTTTTCAATCTCATCTAATAATATTAAACAATATGGGTTTGTTTTAACAAAGTCACATAATATAGATCTATCTCCATAACCTACATACCCGGGAGGTGAACCAATAAGCTTACTAACTGAATGTGGTTCCATAAATTCAGACATATCTATTTTTAAGAAGTTCTGCTTATTATAAAAAAAGTGATGAGATATTAATTCACATAAATATGTTTTACCTACACCTGTTGGACCTATAAACAGAAATGAGCCTAAAGGTCTACTAGGATCTTGTAATCCAGTTTTTACTCGTTTAAAATGATATATAATTGAACTAATAGCTTTATCTTGAGATACATAATTTTCCTTTATAGACTTTTCAACCTTATTCAAATCTGGTAAACTACTACCATTAAGATCTGTAACAGGTATACCAGTTTTAGTACTTAAAATTTTTCTTACTATCTGACTAGTAATAATTTTTTCAAACTCTTCTTGTTTACTAACTGTTAATTCTTTTTTTAATTTATTAGATAAAGTAACTTCCTTCTTTTTAAGTTTTAAACCTTCATCAAATTTAAAACTTTCAACACAATTATTTTTTTGTTTTTTAATATCATCAATTTTTTGTTGTAATTGAATTAATTGTTCAGATGTATTACCTGATTGATTTTTAATAAATGAACCACATTCATCTAATAAATCTAAAGCACTCGAGGGTTGACTTTTATCTGTAATAAATCTACTAGACAATTTTACTATCTCTTCAATTATATTTCTTTGATATTTTACATCATGAAACTTTTCATAAAAAGGAATCATTTTATTTAAAATACCTTTTGTTTCATTTAAGCTTGTTTGACGTACAATAATATTTTCAAAATTAGAACTAATAGTAGTAATGTCATTTATATATTTTTTATAATCATCTGATGTACATGTACCAATAAAATTAATATCATCACTACTAAACAGTTCGCTAAAGTATTCCTCAATATTAGATGTACCATCAATACGAGTAATAAGAGCAATATCATTAATAAATAAAATTACATCACTATTCTCCTTAAGATATTCTTGAAGAATATCAACTCGTGTTTCAAAATCTCCTCTAAACTTTGTACCACTAATTAATGTTTTAAGTTTTAATTCAAGTATTCTTTTGTTTTGTAAATGTAATGGTGTTAATTTTTGAGTTATACGTCTAGCTAATTCATATACAACAGACCGCTTACCTACACCAGGCTCACCTGTAATAATAATATTAGTGTTATGTTTCTTGCCCAGAATTAAATATATTTTTTCAAACTCTGCATCTCTTGAAAAGGTACTCTGTAACTCATTAGTTGCAGCTTGATGAGTTAAATCTATAAAATAAGACTCTAAGCTCTCAGGTAAATTAGAAACTAATTGTACTTTTGGTTCAATATCACCTAATTCCTTTTTAATTGCATTTTTTACATTATCAAAATTTAATCCATACTCTGTTAATATAGAAGTTGCAACTCCATCATTTTCATATAATAAAGATAAAAATAAATGAATAACATCAACTGTTTGTTTATTTAGTTTTTGGGCTAAGTTTTTAGCGAAATCAATTATACGAAAAACTCTAGGTGTAAAATTTGGAGACTTACCATGTTTATATAACTTATTGTTTTCTTCTATATTTAAAATACTAGTTACAACATCTTTGAGATGAGTGACATCAACTTTTAATTGATTAAAAGTTTGCTCTAAAAATATATCTTCACTCTCTATTAAACCTAATAATAAATGTTCTGTACCTGCATATCTACATTTAAACTCTTCAGCATAATTTTTAGATAGCGCTAGAGCATCTTGTGCGGTAGTACTGAACTTCATTGTAATAATACTTATTAAGTAACTTGTTGATCGCTACTTATTTATGAATCTAGATTTAAAGGTAATGTTCCCTTATATAATCCACCCACATCAGCAGTCAATACTTGCGCTTCTGTGTCAACAATAAGACCAGCTTCACCGCCTTCACGTAAACCATACTCTGCGCTTATATTTGCAAATGTTGAATCAACAGTAATACCTGCACCATATATAGCATACGGATCAGATGCACCAGCTGCTCCTAACGAACCACCTGATAAGCCAGTCATCATCGGGAACTTGGTTCTAATATCAAGATTACCATCTAAGGCCACGTTTGGCCAAGTATTAGTACCATTAGTAAAATCAGAAAAACCTCCACCAGCTCCACCTCCACCTACATTACCAAGCAAGCCACTTCCATCAATAGTGCCACTAGAACCATTATTAACAAACACATGTCTAAAATTAGGTAATTGAACAATTAAATCTGTAGTATCATCTTCATGTGATGATGCTCCAGCGATACCACCTAACCCGTAATTAGCTGCATGAATACCAGCACCGCCACCTCCACCACCACCTGCAGATAACTTAGATACTACTGTGTCAATTTGTGCACTAAGACCTAATAAACCTCCACCTCCACCTCCAGCACCACCACAAACAATACCATAATTAGCTACCGATACTTGTGAGAAATATGTACTATCAATTCCTATAGCAGGTCCTCCATCTTCACCTATCCAATAATTAGCACTTATTGGAACACTTGAACCTGTAACAGCTCTAAAATCACTACCACTTAACCATGCAGCACCATGTCCTCCACGACCACCTTTACCTATTAATGCAGCATCATCACCCGATAATGTCCCGGGAGTATTATCTCCACCAATATTACCCTCAACAATAAGGTTGAGTTTATTAGAATTGTACACTAAATCGTGATCTGGCCAGAATTGTATAGCAGCAGATAATGTAGATACAGAGAAAGAAGTAAGAGGGGCATGTACAGTAAAATTAACTTCATATGGGTTAGTAGCTGAGAATGTAGAAAAAGCAGTTGTGTTACTATCAGCTGTACTAGCAGATAAAGCTTCCCATATATTAACACAACTTAATGTATTAACAGTACTCGGTACAACATAACTAGCAGAGATTGAAGATAAATATAAATTAGTAGTTTTATACTCCTGACCAATTGTTACTGTTTGATGTGATGTACCAATAATAGATCCAGCAGTTGGATTGTAAATTGTAACACCTATACTCTTTGCAGTATTTTCAGCTGAATCTTGTATAGCACTAACATCAAATACAACAGATGTAATTGTATCAGTAAAATATATAGTACTTGTACTACCTACTTCAGCAGCTGATGTCTGTTGAGTTACACTAGTTCCTGGGAAATCACTATACCTATCAGAATCTTCTGTTACAACATGTTCATCTCTACCAGTAACACTAGGAGTATAGCTATCTGATGTAGCGTTCTCTAGTGGTGTCAATTTAATATTAACTGCACTTTCTAAATTTGTATCTATAATACCAGTTACACCATCTGCAATAGTACTCCTAACTATACCAATCTGCCCTCTAGTACCTTCATTAATATTTGAATTAGTCGCTGACATGCTAATAGTATAATAATCAGCAGCAGGTGTAATAGTTACAGTAGTTTTAGTTAGATCAGGATCTACAATACAGTTAGTATTTTGTTCTATTACAAAATCAAAAGTCTTTGTAGTGTACCCGAAGAATTTTAAAGTATCTACATATAGAGTTCTAGTAGTGTCATCGTCTGCGAATAATGCAATACTAGGATCAACAGGGTCGATATATTGAATATCTCCACTTTGCGCAGTTCCTAATGTAGTATAATATTTAAAACTACATCCTTTAGAACCTGTTAATACATTAGTCTTAGTAACAACAAAAGCAATATCGTCACCAGCCGAGACCGTAGCCGTACTAGCGGATAGAGATAAAACATTAGGAAATCCTTCTGTGTTTGCTGGTAACCTTACAGGTACATTACGCGGTGGATTACTATTAAGAGACTCTTCTTTAATTAAATTAAATAAATCTTCTTGTTGAGTGTACAATAATTTTAATGGACGATTAACAACATCAGTTAATAACGGCTCATTAACTCCAATAAACATATTACTATTTTCATTAAAAGATGACGGTTTACTAAATTCATGAGCATTTATTGTACATAATGTAGGCACAGCGGCATAACCAGAAGCAGTATTATAAAAACTATAAATCTTTTTATTTAAACTCTCAAAAAAAGAATAATGATTGTATATTAATTTTTTAGTAGTTTTATTAAATGTAATATTATTAACAATTTCTTGAGGCAATACTAAAATATCAGATAATGTAAAATAATTAGTATAGAAATTCTCTGAATATAATTTAGTTGTAGTGTGTTCGTCATAATAAAAATAAGTTTGTACTTTTTGTAAATCAACATCTCCATGATTTACTCTAGTAGTAACAGCTATATAATCTCTATCATTATATAATGCAGTGTCAAACGATAAAATTTGTTGATCATAGTCACGACCACTTACTCTAATAGCAGAAGAGTTAATAGTTAAATCTAATACAGATATATATTGGTTTAAATTAGATTTGTAATATTTATAAATCTTACCATTATTACAAGTATATAAAATATTTTTTTGTGCCTTACTATTAACTATCTTTTTAAAAGAATCGTTTTCATTTAATCCAGATAAGGTATATAATTTAGTATCATAATATTTAAATAAAGCTTGTGGTTGTCCTATTGTATTTGTTTCAGTATTATATTCTAAAATTTTGCCTTTAGAAGATAGAATATAACCAACTACTGATTCATTAGTATCTGAATATTGATCTACAACAATCGAAACTAACGAACCAGAATTTTCATTATTAAATAAATTTGGAGCACTTACTTCACGGATAAAATTAAAATCTAAATCAAATACTTTAAGACTGTTATGACCGTTGTCTAATATATAAACTTTATCTTTATATACAGATAAAGAAGTTGGGTTGAGTAATTTATTTTTAGTCTGAGAAATACCCTCACCTCCAATAGTCTTTAATAACCACCTACCAGGGTGCTCACTATCATCTACCCCTGTTCGTCTCATAGCTGTATCATCAGTTATAAGGCCAGTAATATCGAATTTAAAAACTGTGTTTGATCCTTTATCTAAAACAAATAATATATTATCTTTTATATCAACACTAACTACATTTTTAAATTTAAATGACTTATTAAATTCTACTTCATTACCTGATAATAATGTTATAAAGGATGTAATATGTATATCAGTTTCACCTACACAAGAATAATCTCTACTATAATTAAATAATAAGAATTTTTCTGTACCGTCAGTTTTAAGGGTTAAATGAGTTTCTTGTAAACCAGATAAACTATTAAGATGAGTGAAAGCATCTGATTGGGTAGTTACAGCAGATACAGCTCCCTGGTGACCACCACCTGATATCACACTAACAAAATTAGGCGCACCTGAGGTAGGAGGGTTTTTTGTAGCTATTTCCGCATTAGCTATAAGATATAGATAATTACTATATAATTTACGTATACTATCATTATAAACATCTGAGACAGCAAAGTCATTATGACTTATGGTAATTTCGTCAACCGTATATGGTAAACTAGTTTTGGGTAGTCTTAGCTTATCTAAAACCCTATCCCTTTCATACCCATTAGTTGATACTGCAGTTACTTCACTATATACTGAAATAGCCATTATTAATTATTTAACAAATTTATCTTAATTTAACAGATTGAAGTTACAATAATAAAAGTAAATATTTAGAATGCCGAGAAAATCAGCACAATTGAATAAGCATAAAATTACACACGATTTTATTCTAGATTTATATAAAGAAGCTCAAAAAATGGAACCAACTGAAAAACAACAAACAGTTGAAAAATTAAAAGAGTTAATAAAATATATAGGAAAAGAAATTGTAGTTGATTTAGCAAATGTCTAAAACATATTTAACTTGGGAAAATATACAAGAAGATACAAAAATTTTAGGAGATAAACTTAAAAGTTTTAATTTCTCTTGTATTGTAGGAATAGCGAACGGTGGTATGATTCCAGCTACTCTCTTAGCTAAACACTTAAAAGTAAATAAATTACTATCTGCTAATTTAAAATCCTATCAAGAAGATGTACCGCGAAATGGAGCTCACTCGACTGAGGATATAGTTAAAGTAATTAGTTTTCCTAGTTGGGGAGATTTGCAAAATGAAGATAAAGTTCTTATCGTAGATGACTTAGTAGATACCGGATTAACTCTTCAAAAAATAAAAAAAATGGAGAAAATTATTAATTGGGAGAGATCAGATAAAAAAACATGGGTATATGCTACAATATATTATAAACCAAAAACAATCTTCGTCCCTGATTATACAGTTAAAGAATTTGATAATGATGAATGGATAGTATTTCCTTGGGAAAATTAAAATACTTGTACAGTAAACAATGTACGAGAATCTGTATGCCCACTATTAGGATATAAATTCTTTAAACTACCATGCGATTTTCTATCACTATCATTATAAAATGCAGACGAAAATACAACTATTAAAGTAGTAGAGTTTTTCCATTTGTAATCTATTGTAGCAGTTGTAGTATGATCTTCTACTTTCCGATCTTCATAGTCTCTACCTCTCCAATTAGAAGCCTGAATAATGACAGGGCGATTGGCATGACCATCTACTGCTTGAGAAAATACAATTTCATACACACCAGTACCACTATCAACAGCTATTGACGGATCAGTATAAGAAGCAATAGTACCACTGTTTGCAACATGTGTACCAATTGCACCAACACCATTAGTATTAGCATAACTATATAACTTTTCTGTTACTGATGTAACTCCAAAGCTATATTTTGGTGTTATAGTTCCACTACTACCAGTTTGACCAAATGTAACCATAGCTAATACACCACCAGTTGCGCCAGAGGCTACAACTTCAGTTACATCTATAGCAGTCAGCTGGCCAGCAGCAGTACAAGCGACCTGTCTTAACCCTGTACCAGAACAAGAAGCAACTGTTAATGACCCTTGAGTTGATACAGCCATAGTAGTTAACGTTCCAGTAAAACTTATATCTCCAGAAATAGTACCACCATGAATTTTATCACCAGAAATATCATCATCGGCTACGTGTAAATTACCCCAAGGAATACCAGAGTTAACAGCTACCCAGCTACTAGCTGTTCCAGGAGCCGTACCTGTAAGTACCATGACGACTGTTGCACTATTAGCGACAGTTACTGAAACACCAGCTGCGTTATTATATGGCCAAGCATTATGTAAAGATAAGTCTCCTTTATGAGCTAACCCTGCTGCTGACGCTTCTGTTAATGTAGTATGAAACGACCCTACATTACCTGTGGTCATAAATGCAGAAAGACCTAACGTTTTTCCTCCTGCGGTACTTCCATCACCTACAAAGACTCTGAAAGCGTCTGTAGAGTAACCTAATTCACCTTCACATAATGTAGTAAGTTTTCTATCTGTATCAGAACCACGCCGTAAAAACAGCCTAGCTTTCTTTACCTCTGCCATATAAAATATTTAATATATTAATCACATTAATACAAGTATTATTAAATAATTAAAATGAACAAAAATGAGACATATTATGCTATAGCCACTCAACAAGGTAATTCTGTAAAGCTTGAAATACGTGAAACGGTTAAGGGTAATATTGTCAAAAACTATCGATACCCCGGGAAGATTGAGGGCTCTCCAGTTATGTCAGGGGATACAGTCAACTTTACTATATCTATAGGAGCCTATAAGAAAATGATTATCCAGAACATTAAAACAGGTTCAAAAGTAGAGAGACCTCTCTAAAACAAAAAAAAGTTGCATTTCCTGAAAAATAGCGTATAAATACTTACGTTATGTCTAACTTATTTAATTACTTAACAACAAGCCCTCGGACGGGGTCGGTCAGTCCAGTCGTTGACTTATTCAACACTGCATTTGGTGGAGATTTTGCTCCGCAGTATGCTTCGTTCTCTAACGATAATATTCGTTTTAACGAGAGTAAAGAAAACTTGCATGTAGAAATCGATCTACCAGGTGTAAAGAAAGCAGACCTTAAGGTCACATACAATGATGATACTGATGTAGCATTTGTTGAAGCTAAAAGAACCATTACTAATAAGACTGGTTCTAAAGAAGAAACATATACTAGATCATTTAGAATCAATGGTGGTGATTTTGATGGTGATCAAATCTCATCCAAACTAACTGATGGGGTTCTAACTATTACTGCTCCGCGCTTACAGCCTAAAGAGCATAAAGTGATTGATGTAGCAGTAGGTTAATTCCTCTTACATTGATTTTAGTTAACCGGTGGGACTAGTCTCACCGGTTTTTTTATCTGTAATAAAATTAAAATGATGGTAATTTGATATATAATTAAATTGTTCATTTAAAACTACATTCTCAAAATCTATTAAATAAATTTTATTATCCATAATACATATATTTGACTCTCGTAAATCTGTATAATTAATATTATTATTTTTTATATTAAGTAAAATATTTTTAATATATAATTCTTTATTGTCTACATTTATAACTGATAAATTATCTAAACTATCACCACAAAAACTTAAAGTTAAAATTAATTTATCATTATTATATGAAACAATTTTTGGAAATGGATAGTAATTTACACTAAAATAATCAACATAATTATTTTGTAATATAAGTAATGTGTCTCTTTCTGTTAAGTAATGTAGTTTGCTTCGGGTGTTAGTTTTATGTACTATATTATTATTAATATTAATTATATTTTTCACACATATTACTAATTACTAGGACCAGTTTCACCACTCTTCTTTTCATGAACTACTGGAATAGGGGCTGTGGGTCCTTGATTGTCTGTTGTCTTATTTGCAACCTTACGTACTTCATCTTTATCTTTCATTAATTTTAGAGGTACATTCTTAAATGGATGAGTATGTGGATAAGCTCGTACAAGATCATCATTACTATCAGATTGTAAGGTTGCTGTTCCAGAAGAACCATCTTTAATAGCACCATCAGAGTCTTTATCAAACCCGCTAAGGTTAACATCGAAACTCAATCCATTTAATAATTTACTATAAACAACAATAGGTTCTGTTTCTTGAATTTCAACAGGAGCAGTAATATGTTGAACAGATAATTCTCCTTCTACATGCATACCACCACCTATAACTACATTCTGACTGACCCCCAAATTACCATCAACCAACACTTGTCTGTTGTTCTTATTGCGTAGAGTTAACATCTCAGCTGCAATAGTAACCTTCTTAGAGGAGATGTTAGTTTCATACTCAGAAGCAACATTAATTTGCTGACCAGCAATGTTAGTAATTGTACCACCAATATCAACACCACCTGTAGACTTAATACTAACACCACCACTACCAACTAATACATTCCACTTGTTACCAATATTCTGCGTACAATCTCCACCAGGGAAATCATCTACATGTACATACTCTATAAGAGCAGACGGTATTTTAGTTTTAACGACACCCTTTTTAAAGACAGCAACCTCATAATTATCCATCTTACCTATTTCATCAATTCGTGTAGAAGGAAAATCATTATAAATTAAACCAATATTCTCTACTTTATGTTTTGTAATATTAATAATTTCACTACCACCTAACCCTAATTGCTTTTCTAATTCAATTAAATCTTTTACCTTTAATCTAAAGTTACTAATAATTAACGAATCTTTATCCTCAGGATTCCATGTACCGTTAAAACTAGATGGACTGAGATTATCTCCACCACACACAGGGCAAGATGTGTTACCAAAAAAACCTCCAGAACTTGTAGGATAAATTAATACACTATCAGTATCAGAGTTAGTAGATGTGACATCACTACTATGAGTAAAGGTACTAACAGAACTAGTATATTCAAAATCTTGAGTTACAGATGTAAATGCATATATATTGTCCCATATTTGATCTCTAGTACTAGGAGCAGTACAGAGAGGACACGGACCGAACGTACCACTTCTACTTTGATTACCACTAGTCTTTTTAATAAAATCATTTCTATCAGTTATAGAACGAGCTCGTTTAATCTCAAACAACTGTTTAGCATCTGCTATAGACTCCATTAAATCTCTCCATTGAATTTGAACATCTGAATTTAAATTACCAATTTTTTTATAGTAATCTCCATTTATTATTTGATCAAAATCTCTCCCTACATAATCATTTTTAGTACCTTTAACTGTAAAAAATTCATCTCCTTGTACTAATTTTTGGTTATTATTTGTTGCAAGCTCAATATTAACGTCATTATTAAACTCTTTAAATGAACCAGAGTAATGAGTAAGTTTTAATGCCTCTCTATTATCGCTACTAACAATTTCAATTGTACCACCTTTTTGATTTATAACATATTTGTTTCTATATGTCTCGGTATTGTGATTATAATTAGGGTCTGAGTCTTTAGATTTATTTTCATATGAACCAGGATAATCTAAACCATCACAATCGAAGTTTTTATAAATAGATTTCCATTCGTCAGCTCCATGAGTAGTAGCAAAATAAACTAATGAGTTAGGATCACCTCCTACACAAAAACACCATACATATGAACCAACATTAGGTATACTAAAGCTACCTTTAGCACTATTAGAATATGAACTCGGTACATAATTATAAGCAAACTTATTTAAGTTATTAAACTTAACTTTATCTTTATCAGTAAATGCATCAGATACTTTTAATGAATGAACTTCATATTTATGCGCTGGTTTTTCTCCAATACCATCACTATTAAGCTTATACTTACTTTCTATTTCTTCAGGGTAAGCAGTATCTAATCTATTTGAATCTGATATTGTAGCTTTTTGTTCGTAAGCATTATACCGACCAGGAGCAATACTACCTATAATAGGAGATGCACTTTCAGCCCATGGTAATATTTTTTTAAGATCTTCTATAATATCAGTAAGATCACTATTAATATTTTTACCTATAAACTTAAACGACTTTGATTCATCTTTTTCGTCCCAGTTTTTATATACTGTAGGAGAAATATGAGGTATCCATACCTTTACTTTTCCACCTTTAT